CAACAAGACGGGTATCCCCGCGAAGGGGACCAGGAGCCTTCAGCCCAATCCGTGGTCGCGGTAGTCGCGCCAACTTCTTCAAGAACACTTGCCGTCACACTGGTCGGGTTTGTATATCCGGTTATTTCGACAATTCCCGTTTGTTCAAAAGCGTCAGAGGTCAAGTCGACATTCAAACTCCCTGAAGTAAAAGCTGTGCAATTAATCCGGATCAGGCAAATTTCATCGACTTCTCCAAAAGTATTCGCGTTAAAATCGTTGACTCCGCTGAAGCCACGGAGTTCCGTCCAATTAGTCCCATCAAGCGATTGCTCGATTTTTAACGTTGCTGTCCAAGTTCCATGTGTAATGATGCGCCATGTATCGCCACATTTAATCGTTCCAGAAGTACCTGTCCCACTAAACGTATGGGAAACTGAACTACCAGGCAGGTTATGCCGCATCCGGTAAAGAGACCCGACCATACCAGAATTAAACGTCGCGGCACTGGCTGTTAGCGTCCGACCTGTACCGACCGAATAGACACTCACAGCAAGCGTCGTCGTTTCCAAATTAGAAAGCATGAATGGCCCGCCGTTAAAGTCATAAGCGGTCAGGGTCCAGCTTGTATGTGAAAGGCGCGTAAGTTCCTGGGGAGGATGGTCGGGATGGCAGATATAGAGAACATCGGCAGATTGAGCGAACTTTAGATCGTCTAGTTCCGATTCGGTATAAGGGGACACAATTTCATAAGCGGTCTGAGCGATCCACTTGCCAGCGGCAAGATCAGTCGCAAAAGTACCCGAAGTATGCGCGACCAGGCAGTAGTAAATGATGCCGCTCTCCGTCCTGTAATCGCCAACGATGTAAGGAGTCACTGTGAGCCAAGCAGCTGCGCTTGTTACCTGGATCTGGCCGCCGTCCCTATAGAACCGACAGTAAAGATTCCCGAATTCAATAATGTAGGCCTGAACACTTGAGAACTCGAAAGGAACTACTCTAGTTTCCTTGGTCGAGTCTTTAACGGTTGCGATGTATTTCATTCCGGGACGGTTTGACGTTCCACCGTGAGGATGGACGATGAAGTTCTTTAAGGTCTTAGCACCTGTCGTATACTTCTGTAAGTCGATTCTCGCCCAGAGAGACGGCGCGAATTCTCCTCCCGCGAAGGATGGCTGGATACCGTGAATAACCGCCATCTTTTACGTCCTCGCCGTTAGATATGTCGAAACTGAGCCGGTTGCTGAATCAATTTTCCTCTCATTCAAGTCATGACGCTTCGCTTCACTGATCGCGATGAAGTATTGTTGAAGCCGATCGTTTCCAAGACTAGGGTTCCCGCATAAAGTAGGTGCAAGGTAAGCCGCCAACTTTAGCGAAAACGCCTCAATAAACTTTGAGTCGTAGTTATTTGGATCTGAGACACGGTAGGTATATTCGACGTAAGCGGGAGAGATATTTGCCGCCAAAGCCCGAGTCATGGTCGTCGGCGAAAGCATCTCCCGGTATTCTGACCCTGTCGGATGTGTACTTGCCGTCTCCGAATAGAGTCTTCTGATCCGGACACAATTCGGCGGATAGGCATAAAGATAATCCCAGCCGCCACCAGAGGCGACTTCCCCGGAAAGTGCTGCAAGCGTTTCGATAACGGTCGCAAATCCCCAGGAATGTTCCCGAAGAACTTCGTCTAATACGGAATCGTAAATACGGGACGCGTTCTCTGCTTTCTCCGTCGATTCCGTCATGGAAGATATCGCTGCAACGTTGATACTTAGTAACGCCTTATTGACGATAGCGACTTGGGAGGTAGGCATAGGGTTTCCTCAATAATTGGAGGAGGGAAGGCGGGTTGAATGATCGCATCTCCCGCCTCCCCCCCGATCCAACTAACGTGATTTGTGCTTGGCTTGTCTTTCTGATTCAGCCGCAGACTCGCGTTCTTCCGCTGTCATGGAAGAAGTGCGGGAAGCTATTGGCTTTGGAGATTTCTTCTCGGCTTCATGCCGCTCGTCGTTCTCCTTCTCCTCGGCTTTCCTGTCCTCGGCTTCCTGCTGCATGTCTTTCGGTTTCTTGTCGATGGCACTTGCTGGGCCGCCCGCCGGGACAGAGGGACGCACCTGATCGTAAGTCGCCTTGGCTCTTTTGTCTTTCAAGGCATCCAGCTTGTCTTGTTGGGCAAGTTCCTTAACGAGTTCGGGATCTTGCGAACCATCGTCGGCTTCGCCCAGCTCCTCGAAGTGATGCGGGATGACCTTTTCTTCCTCGGGCGTGACCTCGACGACATCGCCCTGTTGCCAGTGGGCTCCACGAAACCCATAATTGGCGACCTTAGCTCTGTAACGTTTAAGTCCTGTTGCGCTATGTTGGCTCATGGTTATCTCCTCGTATCGATATTCGTCGTAATGAATGCGTCAATCGTCCCGGCTGTCAGCGGTCCAGTCGCCACGGTGTAATACAGGCGGTTGTATCGATTCAAGCCGATCGGAAGAGCAACCCTTACGATCCAGGTATTTGCAGTCAGCGAAGCGACCGCGATCACGCCAGAGGAAAACAGCGTTACCGCTGTCCCGAACGCGACATCAGAATCCGTCTGCAAGTCGATCGTGAGTGTGGCAGAACCCGCTGCTGTGCAAGCGGTTCCTACACGAACGGCCAAATATGCAGGAGCGGAGCCGACTGCATCCCCGGCTACAGTTAAGTCAATGGTATTTGTCGAAGCCGCCGTGACCGTGACGGCCTGAGCGACTGACAGTTCTAGTTGAGCATCTCGGTACATGATTTATCTCCTTTAGTTATTTGGTCGATTAGACAACGCGACTTTCGGCGATTGTGAGCGCATCCGTCCGTCTGACGGGGATTCCGTCAAATAACGTGATGTGCTTTCCAGCGACGTTTTCCTGAGTTAGCTGATAGGCCGTCTTGTTCATGATCTGCCGACGCAGGAACGAACGAACATTCCGACTTGTATAGAATACGGGTGTCCCCATATTCTGATTCGGTAGAAGTTCAATCGCCTGAACCATCAGGTCGATCAGATCAGCTCCGGTAGCGCCTGTCTTGATAAGGTCAGAGTTATCGATATTCGCGATGCGAATAACGTAACGCCAGTCCCTAACGGTCAAGCCGCAATCCCATTTGTAATGCGTCCGGTAGCCTTCGAACCGACCAGCATTCGCGTCTAGGAGCGTCACCTGTCCCAAGTCCTCGTGCGTGAATCCCGCCTTTGAACCCTTCGGGTAAATGCCATAGACCGTATTTGGTCCCCAGCAAACGAGCCATACGGATGTGTTGTCGGTCCCGGTCCCGCCTGCATCTATGATGCTGGCTGAAGACGGAACTGTTGCCGTTTTGCTCGAGAAGCGAGGCGCGAGTCCGACGAACCGCTCAGGGTTAACCGAGGTATCGCCGTAAAAGATCGTCGTCGCCATCGTCTGATTCATCGATTCCAGAAATGCCGCATCTTCCGACATGCGCCATGCGGAGGTGTTACCGTTCAGCTCTGCCAATGCCTTGTCTACCTCGGCATAGGCTTCGAGCATCCCGCAGGTGTCAGTGATCTGCGCGGTGACACTCTTCGAGGGCTGAACGCCGTAGTTGAGTTTCCGCCAGGTCGCGGCAGGGAGCCCCGTTCGTACGGTAGTTTTCTCACCGTTCTGAAGGTTCCCTTCCTTCCAGGTCATGTCTTCCAAGACTTCGTTTGTCGTGACTAACTGTTCCGCAATCGCGTTAATCTTTCCGTCTGGATCTTGGCGTCGAGCCAGATCCAACAGAGTAGGTAGCGTATTTCCAATGACAGCCATGTTTTATCTCCTTAGTTTTTTGGTAGCGTCGGATAAAGGATTTCCGCTGCGGTTTTGTCCTTCGATCCGCTGATCGGTTTCCCCTCCGCGAATGTGTCCTCACTGATTGCTTTACCGACGGCAATGACGAATTTGACGACCTCGGGATGTGAACCGAGTCCCGATTGATTGAGAATCTCCCTCAGTTCACGCGAGCCGTACTTGTCTATCGCCTTGGCCCCGAATGCCAACTCTTGCTTCGCATTACTCCCGAGCAACTTCTTCGATTCCTGTTCCCAGTTCGATGTCGTTGCCTGGTACTCTGCGCGTGCGTCTTCAATCGCTTTAAGGGCGATTTCCGATTGCAAGTCGACGAGCTTCTGCGCCCTATCTTTGGCCGAGAGATTCGGGTCTTGAACTAGTGCGGTGAACTTTTCACCTATGACCGGATCAATTGCGATTCCCTCGGGAACTTTGAGGTCTGTGAATTTCCAAACCTCGGGAGCAGGTGGCTGATCGGCTTTCGCTGTGGTTGGCTTTACGTCTGCTGTCGTTGTGGCTTTGGTGGGGTCCTGTACGCTACCGTTTGGCTTTGCGCCATTGGGCTCTACGCTGGGAGCGCCACTTGTTGCTGGTGATTCCCCTTCGGTATTGGTCGCTTGGGAACCTAAAATCGTTGTGTCTTCGGTCAAAGTTTCAGTCGGCATGTTGGTTTCTCCTTTGGGTTTCCCCCTAAAAAAAAGGCGGGATCGCACTCACGTTTCCATGAATACAATCCCGCCTAGAATTCGGGGGTTTACGGTCGCTCTAGGAGCGCAAAAGGCTGATCATGCCTACCCGTTAAATTGCTTGTTTTTAAATGTCTCTGGTTGTCTCCTGGTTTTTTATTTCCTGCATGAGCAGGAGCTTGTCGCTATCGCGCTCGCGCTTCATAAGCGCCAGTTTTTCGGGAGCGACTTTTTCCACTGCACTGAGGATCGCATTACCAAACTGCCACCAGCCAAGCTTCCTCTCACGGATAAAGGCATCCTTGTCTGTCGGCAAATCCCGCCAGCGACCCGATCGATCAATGATCTTTCCCATATACCGCCGTCCCTCAGGTGTCGACCAAACTTTGATAAGGTCACTGGTTTCACGATCAGCCAATCGACTATTGCGATCCTCGATCCCTTTTTTCTGTCCCTCTACCCCCGTCAGGTCTTCGCTCATGCGACCCCCGAAGATGTCGAGCTATCACTAAAGCCAGCCATCAGCGCATCAAGCGCGGAGTTCTGTCCGACCTTCGTATCCGAGAGCGTTTTCGCGCCTACAACCATCGACTGCGCGGCCTGAGCTGCTTGCGCCTGGGATTGCGCTTCAGCCGCCGCTTGCTGTTTTTGCTGTCGCATGGAAGACACTTCTTCATAAGACCGAACGATATTCGGAGGAACGCCTAGCATTTCGCCGTATTCATAAATAGCCGCGTCAGAATCGATGTTATCGATAACATCAGGAACAACAGCAGCGATATTGCCAGCGAAACGGAAAAGCTGCTCAATGGCCGTCGTACCTACCATCTTCTGCGCTTGCGCGAGCATCGAAACGTATTCGACTTTCAGGTCCATCCCTTGCAGTTCCGGGGGAGGTTCTGGCAAGAGTCTGCTTTTAAGCATGATGTTAAAGGTCCGATCGATCAATGGGTCCAGTAGCTCGGATTCCAGGCGTTCAAGGACTGGCCCCAGCATCAGAAGCTTTTCTTCATGGCGCTCGACAACTTCGCGAGCGGTCATGCTCGATTGCGAGGACATCGCTATCATCATGAACAAGTCGGCAAAGAAGGCTTTGTCGACTCGGTTTTCGGTCTTCTGAATGGATTGCTCGAGCGCGTTAAAGTCGGGATTGAGCTGATAGACCGCCCGAACTCCGCCGTTTGGAGTACTGGCCGAAGTCCTGGTAACGCCATCCGGTAGCAGGTTCAACTCGCCATCACCAACTGAGGAGTCGGCTTGGATCGGTGGGCTAACGACTTTGTCCATCGCCATCAACTTATCCTTCTCCATCTTTTGCAGCATCTTCACATCGCCAAGTGCTTCCCATCCTGGCGACCGTCCGTACACGTCTGCGGTCGTAGTCGTGGTCCAGCGCGGAGCCAGGACAGGAAATTCGTCGAATCCGGAAACTCGCAGGAAGGTGTCGGAAAGTGAACTCTCTTCCCAATAAATTGAGCGGAATGGTTTCCCTTCGAACCCGAGAGTCCCTTCAACCGCTTTCTCGTTCGGTTCAATGAGATGCCGAACCCGAACCCATTGATCGCGTTTATTGTTTTCCCAAGCGATACGAACGGTATCTGAAACTTTCTCTTTACTGAACTCTTTGACAAGTTGACCAACAGTCGCGTGATACCCGCGAGCAAAAGAATCGACACGATTATCAGGCCCTACGCCTAAGTAATATTCGCCGCAGGTAAACGAGCGGGCTCGGATAACATCTTTATAATCTTCTAGCAATAGCATCGCGCTAGTTCCGAATGATCCAATCTCGTAATATCCCGTATTCAAAGCACCGTAAACATTCGAACTCTGAAATACCGCCATCATCCGTTCCTGAGCCATTGCAAGCCAAACTTTAACAGGCTCAAAGTCAGCCAGGTCGGAATCAGCAAGCCCCAACCGGAACCATGGTCGAGAAGGCGACGTAAGCCCAGAGGTCATACCGGAAGCAAGGGTATTTAAGGACCTAGAAGCATTTCCGTTTACGACCTTTTGATGATCGATTTTCTTCCCTTGGTTTGGTTGCTCATCAAAGAAACCTCGGGTCGGGACAATATAGTCGCGGATATCCTTCCAGGCAGAACGCCAGCTTTCGGCTTCTGTCTTTAGTGCGTTAAACCTATCCTGAAAGGGTTTGCGCTCCATACTACTGACCTAAAAGGGTCTTCGCTCCAGCGGAAGCCGACGGCGTCAGAAGGTTAGCCGAAGAGGTATCGCCGCCCTGCGCCCGGATATTCCCGAGAATCCCCATACGAAGAGAAGAAAGTCGTCGTTTGCGTCTTTGTTCAGATAGGTTCGAAATGCCAGGAGCAGGACCTTGCGGAGTCGCGGGAGGTTCAGGCTTCGGAGCCTCTGGTATAGGTTCCGGAGGCGGGGCATCTTTAGCCCCTTCCCAGCCAGCAGCGTAGAGTTTCTCGTTGATGTAGTCGCTACTTTGGTTTGTTATTCTTTCAGGATATTGAAAAATCTTGTTAATGAAGTTCCCAGTTGAGAGATTCTTACGAGCGACTTCTGATAGGCCGACGGTGCCTAGAGCGGTCCCTAATCTGGCGGCCTGTACACCGAAATTCTTTATTTTCGATCCGCTACACATAATCGGTCTCCTTTAGATCGGCTGATATTCACGCTTGGCATACTCAGGCTTACGGTGCAACTCCGAGCGTCTGGCACGAACCGGAAAGGCAAAGGTTAAAGCCAGAGCGTCGGCTCTATTCGGGCTATTTAAGCCCCGTCTCTTCATGTCCTCTTTTGCTTCAAGCGCGATCTTCCCGTTTAACTTGACGGCGTATTCAGGACCGGGAATTTCTTCAGCTAAGATCGCGTCATCGGGAATCGCTCCGCCTTCTTTGAGCCAGGTCTTCATCAATCCCCACATCTCGGCTCGTTTGTTTAGATAACCCTGATCGTTTGATCCCGCGCCAAAGGCAACGAGCGTCCAGTCCCGTCCCATCGCTTTACCTGCCGAGAAGATTCCAGTCCCCCAGCCCTGGTCAATGAATACGGCGTCAGCTTTCAGCTCGTCCTGAAATTTGCCGATGTATCCTGCGATCTGGGTATCGTCGTCGTTTCGGGGAATCGCCATAAGCATTGAAGAAGCCAAACCCTGCCGCTTGAAGATGACGGTCTCGTCCGACCCCGTCCAGGCAGGATCGACTCCCAGGATGACAGGAGCAAAGTCGTAAGCCTGAACCGGGAGATGCTTACCACGAGCTGCTGTAACAAGTGAGGTAGAAATGAATTGGCGCTCGGAGATACTCGGGAACTCCCCTGTCACGCGAACTTTGAAGAAGTCCGAGTCAACCCCGTAATCCTCTTCCCATTTTTTGATCTGCTCTTTATTCGTAATCGATACGGTTCGCGAATCGATCTGGCGATGATTCCAGCGGTGCTTTAGTTTGTGGAAACAGGCGTGAAAACGTCCGGTATTGCGTGTCGGGTTTCCGAAAGCAAACCAAAAGATTTCGGTATCTTTATCAGTAAGCGCCCCTTCGGAGACTTCCCAGATTTTGTCAGCGATTGCGGAAGCTTCATCAAAGATGAGAATGATCCGCTTACCTCGGTTAT